TACGGCCCCGGTAGCGAGGGCGACACGATGACCAATGAGGAGATGGGAGAAGCGTGGGAATCAGGCGACTACGGGTGGACAGAGCTTCCTGAAGGAGACAGTAACAACATTGGTGATGGCAATACAGGCGATGGCGGCTCTACTGACGGAGGAAGTGATGGAGATGGCGGTGGCGAGACTGTAACCGGCAATCCAAACCCGACTGAAACTAACGAGGCATACGAAAACCGCATTGCTGAGCTAATTCTCCGAGGCATGACTCGCGAGCAAGCTGAGGCAAATCAGGCCGCCGCAATCGGTCAGGGCGCAGACCTTAATAATGATGGTGCTGTAACTAACGAGGAGTGGGCCGAGCATCAGGGCGGCTCTGACACCACTGGCGATGGAACAAGCGATGGTGGCTCTGATGGAGGGGATGGCACTGGAGCCGGCACTGGAACTGGCACAGGAACAGGAACAGGGACGGGAGATGGTGATGGCTCGGGTGACGGAAGCGGTGACGGAGATGGCTCTGGCGATGGGGACGGCTTTGGGGATGGCAATGGTCTTATGGCTCTCGCTGGCGCTGGCGGCGATAGGACTCGCCCAGTATGGGGCCAACTGTTTGGCAGAACTCCTTTCAGAAAACACACGCCATATCAATCAAAAGTAACAGGCCGTCTATTTGCGGACCTAATGGGTGGACGAAATGACATATCTTGAATTGGTAAACAACGTACTTACCAGACTGCGTGAGCCGATGATTACCTCGGTTCTGAAGTCTGAAGATGCTGTAGTCAACATCGTCAAGAATCTGGTTAACGATTCTAAGCGGCACGTTGAGATGGCTCACTCTTGGAATGCCACTAGGAACCTGTGGCAGTTTGCTACCACGCTTGGGCAAATGAGCTACGTTCTAGAGGACACTCATGGTGGATGCAGGATCAGCAAGGTCACAGTGAACGGCAATGCCATTCATCAGTGGGACTTGCAGACCTTAATACACCCACAGCCAAGCAAGCCGGGAATGCCATACAGGTATGCTTTTGATGGCACTGACGATGAGGGCAATCTATCTATCAGGCTAGACCCTACTCCTGAGTCCGGAGACATCATTCATGTGCTGGGTCACAAGGTTCTGGCTGACCTTAAGAATGACACAGACGTCCTCAGGCTTCCTGTACAGCCTGTTCTTTACTACGCCGTGGCGCTAGCGGCTAGAGAGCGTGGAGAGGTTGGGGGTCAGACTGCCACGGAGTTGTTTGGCATGGCCTCACAGTACATATCTGACGCAATAGCACTGGATGCAAACTTGTCACCAACTGAGAAGACTTGGGCGGTAGTCTAATGGCACAACCAGTTAACCAATTCACGATAAGAGGGTACGGCTTTCAAGGGCTGAACACTGAGATGAGTCCCATTGGCTCAGATCCCAGCTTCGCTCTCAAGGCCGATAACTGCATTGTCGACAGGGTGGGCCGTATAGCCTCTAGGGAGGCTTTTGCCCGCGACATAGACGCTAAGGCGGGGGTCTTTAACGGTGTCTCTGTGGACGTTACAGACGTCTCTGCGTACTACTCTTATGAGGGCAAAGACAAGCACCTTGACCCCCATCCTGTCTGCACTGTGCTGTCAGGAACCTACTACCCAGAATCTATGCCCGTCAGCAGGGCAGATTGGAACGGGATTGAGGGCGGCAGTAAGAGGGAGATGAACCCGGATGAGATATACGGGTATGACCTTGGCTATGAAAAGGATGGCTTCATAGAAAAATGCACCTATCCCTCTATCGATATGGAGGGGCTGGAACGCTCCCTATATGTCCACTTTAAGGAGGATCTGTACCTGTTCAGCAGGGGCAATCCTTTCATGAAGTATGACGGCAATGGTGGCTGGGGTGCTGTACCTCACACCCCGCCTATGCAAATAGATCCTGATGACGAGAGTAATAGTATCCCCATAGTCCCCCAGATAGACGGCGATATTGCTGTTTCTGCTTATGGCCGGCTGTGGGTATCTGGCGTCAACGGTAACTACCAGACCATCTGGTACTCCAGCTTGCTAAGAGATGACCAGTGGTATGACGGGCAGGGCACCCCTGATGACGATCAGAACACTGGCGGCTATATCAACGTCGAAGAGTACTGGCCCGTTGGCTTTGACAAGATAGTAAACATCCATGCACACAACGGCTTCCTGCTTGTCTTTGGTCGCAGGTCAATCTTGGTTTATGCGAACGCCAACAAAGGCGATCCTGCCGGAGAGGACGGTATCTACCTGCAGGACGGTATATCTAACGTGGGTCTTGTAGAGCGGGATGCTCTTTGCAACACAGGTACAGATGTCATGTTCTGTGATGACACTGGACTCAGGAGCCTTGGCCGTGTGATTCAGGAGAAGTCCAGCCCTATTGCTGAGCCGTCTATGAACATTAGACGCGAGCTTATGGACATGATTCAGGCAGAGGAGATGTCTGAGTCGCTGGTCAAAGGCATGAAGATGGCCTACTTCCCATCAAAGTCGCTAGCTATTTGCCTGTTTAGATCAAGGCAAATTGCTTACACATTTTCTACTGAGCGGCCTTCTAGCACTGGTGGCGCTAAGGCCACCCGATGGACCGACTGCTACTGGACTTCTATGTACTTTGCTGAGGATGACGCCATAGGCCGTCCTTACCTTGGTGGCACAGATGGCAGGGGGATACTTCAGTACAAAGACTACTGGGGCTTTGACCCTTACAGGCTAGACTTTGAGTCAATGGCGCTGGGCGTTACCGGCAGTACAATTCAAACTCTAGTAGCCAAGTCGATTATCTACCTTGTGCTATCTCAGGCCGTCCCTGCTGAAGCCAAGGCTAAATGGGGCTTTGGCTCATACCTCCAGTATGACTATGACTTTATGATTAAGACTAAAGGCACTACGGAGTGGGGTGTCGCAGAGTTTGCTGTCGATGAGTACACAGGCGGCGAGCCGGGGATCTGGAAGAACAAGGTAAACACTATAGGAGCTGGCGAGTTTATGCGCGTTGGACTTGAGATTGAGATTAATGGCAGTTCATTTGCCATACAGGAAATAGCCGTTAATACAGCTATCGGGAGGATAGCCGCATGAGTACGAATCCAATGTATTTAGAAAGACTCGGCAATGCCGCTTTCGCACCCCAGCAGATGGGGCCGGCAAGCACTGGATCTAGTGCTGGGGGATCTGGTGCTGGGCAGACCTTCGGGGGAATGCTCTCTACGTTTGGGGATTGGCTGGGCAATAACGCCTCTGGCCTAGCGTCAATAGGCTCTGTTTATGGGGCATTAGATAACGCCTCAGACATCAGGGATCTGGGATACGCCACTCAACAGCACCTTGAAAACATGGGCAAGGATCTGAATGCAGGCTCCCAGTTCCAAGGCTACGGGGTGACCTCCGGCATGGGAACCAGCACTGTCGACGGTCAAGGCAACATCGACCTTGGTGTCAACCCAAGCAGTGAGCTAATTGGCTCGGGTATGCAGAATCAGGTTAACGCTAACGCCGCATTAGGACAGGCCGCTGGCATGGGGCATGGTCAAGCGAATGTGGATTACGCCGGCCACGCTCAAAATGCGATAGGCAAGTCTTTAGCTGACCCCTCTCAGCGGCAAGGTGAAATTTTCGATCAGCTTATGGCTATCCAAAACCCACAGCTTGACGCTATGCAGGCGCAACAGCAGGCCCGCGAACACGCTATGGGCCGGGGTGGTGTCGGTGGTAGTCAGTTTGGTGGCACGGCAGAAGATGCGGCAATGGCTAAGGCTAGGGCGCAGGCTTCTAATGAGGCCGCGATGGGAGCCATGAGTCAGGCTGATTCAGAGCGTCAGATGTTTGGCCAGATGGGTGCTAACTATGGCGGGCTAAGCAATCAGGCCATGAGTTCAGCCGCGCAGTATGGTGGGATGCTAGGCAACATCGGTCAGGCTATGGGTCAGCTTGGACTTGACCAACAGCAAGCCGCTTACTTGCCGATGCAGATGCAGATGCAATTGCTTGAGCAGGGCATGAACACAGCAGGTATGTCTCAGACTGGTCAGCTTACTGGTCAGGACTATCTG